GAATAATCGACTGCCCCTGTTCAGGATCGAGTTTATGACCATGCTGTGCGACGAATTGATCTAATTCCGCTAAGTGCTGTGCATGATGTTGCGTCGGGAAAACATCAAAGGGCGGTCTTGCCTGTTGAGGTAAGAGAAACAGCATGTTTTCCTGCATTTGATTATCAATATTCGCAGGCGGGGGTGGAGGAGGGGGAACAAGTTCATCAATGTTCTCTGCGTCCATCGCTTCTAACTGCCGTCTTGTAAGCGCAATCGCAATTTGAGGGTTCTGGGCAAGGAAAGGGTTTGAGCCTACAATTTGTTGTTCGCTTTGTGCACGTGCCATTTTCTGCATTTGCGTAGCAAACTTCGGATCGAAGATAGGCTGTACCGCCATATCATCCTGATAGTCTTGTCTCGTCACGCCTTCAGGAGCTTCATTGACGCTAAAATATTCAACGAAAGGCATGTGCTTTTGATTAATTTTATAAATCTTCTGAAGCTCATCCCCAAAGTCATCCGCAAGACCCATTTGAACGCTTGAGAACATCTCAAGACCCTGTTCAATCATCGCAAGAACAGTAGTGGGCTGTTGGTTTTTTTGAATATCACCCGTAGTTGCTTCTGTGGTTCCGGCCATACGCTGAGCGCGTTGGTCTAGTTTCTCAATGATCTGGGCCAATGCAGCATTAGGACCGGGGAACTGCATCAAAGAAATACCATTCCTGATATCGCCCGTTTGATCGGGGACTTTCTTAAGCTTACCCAGCGTCATTGTTACTTCTTCTTCACCGTCATTACAGAGGCGATTAGAAATATAACCCGACATATTGCCGTCATTCGCGAGAGTCGCGGCATCAAGCATCTGTCTAAGACCAATAGATACCGCAGCGTTTAAATCGCCAATCTTCGCGCCTAATCCAAGCCCATAAAACCCATCTGGATTTTCCATGAACTTGTAATGCGTGTAATACTGGATTTGCTCGTAATCCTTCAGAGGCATACCGGAAGGATCGGCATTCCAATCAATAGTTAGTCTTAAAAGCTTTCCGGTTTTTAGATCAATCGTACCGAGATAGGGTCTAAATTCTCCCATATCATCGATATCAAGATAGAATTGTTGTTCGATTAACGTCGCGTCTAAATCACGTTTTATAAGGTTCATTGCAGGATTAAGTCCCTGAGCCTCATCGACTGCTACATCATAGGATGTTCTCGCATCGCCGTAGTTTGAAAGCGCAGATTCAACCAGATAACCATTACGCATTAAGTCCTGCGTCTGGCCTATGGTTGTGTGAATGATGTGACTCTTACGGCGGACATTCTCGATACGCTGAGGACCAACATTATAACTCACCACAAGATCGGTTGGTCTTACGTTATCAACATGCCAGCGGTTCTTTTTAACCGAGTCAAAATAGGTTTTAGTAAAGAAACTTCCGTGTAAGGCAACGCCTAGGAAAAGCGCTCTTTTGTTCTTTTTATAATTCTGATCCTGTACACCTAATTGCCATGACATATGCCTTCCGATACGCTCACAGCGTTCTTTAAGGGCTTTCTGTTCTTGGGGGTCGAGAGAGTGCCTTAAGGGGACAGCGCTAACAAATGTCTCGTTAGGAAAAAATGATTTATAGGTACGAGATTGAAACTGATCACAGGCTTCAGTTAAAATAGGAACCGACTCTGTAGCACCCCAATCTCTATCGTCATCAGCGTTTAAAGCATAATCCATCTGCATATAGAGGCGCATCCAGAACTCGTGCATTTCGAGCCATTCTGAACGCGTCTCGTCGTCGTCTTTATAACCTTTGAGGATTTCTTGCCCGATTGCACGGCATTTCCCATCGTCCATGCCTTCGACAAGGTTAAAGAACTCAGCCGATTTCTCGATATTAACCTGTTGTTCCGCAGAGGAAATATCGGTTAGTAGCTGCTTGCCTTCATCGCTTTCAGGCGGATTTTCGACCGCATGTTGCGCCAATGCGCCGATAATGGGATTTTGTTGCACAAGAGTTCCTTATAACTGACTTCCTTGAACGCAATTTTATCAAGTTTGCGCTTCTTTCTCAAATCGTTGACCCTGCGAATGTTATAGAGGAACGGTACAATCCCATCCCCGAAGGCTTTAATTTCCCAGCTTTGATTTTCCATCAGTTGCCTAAATTCATCGGCCTGGGCCAAAAGCTCCGGCTTACTATAAAACCAGCGAAAATCTTTATGATGTTGAAGTTGATAACCGACCTCAACGTGCATATGGGCTTTTTGACCATATTGATCTACAGCGTCCATGTCCGGTTTTTTACCAAAACATAGATCGTAACCATAAAGTCTAAATCTGTGGAAACCGAGCTTATCGAGCACGGCTAGTCCACGAGTTGCCGTGGCGCTTCCTCCATTAACGATAGAATATTCTTGTTTTTCCGTAATTGAGGCTTCACCGGCACCTACCGAAGCGTGGTAGCCCCAGATCGTACATCCTCTGTCTAAAAGCTTCTGTGTGACTTTCGGGTCAACCTGACTCGCAACAAAGCATAAAGTGCTAGGGTCAATCTCATCAACGAACTCATAAACATGAGGGCGAGGGTCAAGAAGGATTGTAGCCCAAGGAATAATACCGACTTCGCGTAATGGTTTAAGCGCATGTTTGACTGCCACGATTTTACGGCCAGATTTTATTTCTTCCTCGATATCTTCAGGAACCAACATTGGCCCAGCCGACACAACAACGATTTCTTCATCTGTTGGCGTACAAGGAACAATCCAGTTTTTAATTAGCTTCTGGTTTTCCTCGATATGCGCTCGTATATCTTCGTGAGGAATCGCGTTCTGAGTTTGGATTTTTAAGGGGCGCATACCTTCATTCTTTTGTTGCGCCAACTCGTTTTTTGCAACCGGCCCTTTGTAGTGACGCGACCATGCAGCCATTGGACTTTGTGGCCACACTTCCATGCCGACTGCATTGGGAGATAAATTCGTACGTTTTATATCTGTTCCAGTTCCACTGATATGATCGAAAACCCAAGAGTCGTGAAGTTCTTCGAGATTTAAAACGGAATCAGAAGTATACATGCTGTAGAAAAGATCGATTAGGTTTGCGCCGCCGTTATCTAAATCAAAAGCTAACCAACCACATTCGGAATGCGGCCAATCCTTCCGACCAAGATATGAAACCGCATCACCTTCTTTTGGCAAACATGCTTCAATTTCCGCAACAGAAACGGGACGAGTCGTTAGAACATCTGCATCCAACCAAATCAGATATCTTGGAATACCATCGTCACCGGCTGCTTTAGCTTTTCTTACGGCTTCAAGCGCATATTTAATCGCAAAAATCTTGTGACAAAATCTAACAACTTGCTTGCGGTAGTTAGTCGGGTCGTCTTTACCTTTATGACGCTCAACAAACTCGGCGTGTTCTTTTTCCCACCCACATGCGAGGCCATCATATTCACGAAGCACCTTATTAACTTCAGGAGCAAGCGTAGACGTATCCAGCTTGACCATAATCGGAACTTCTTTAGGCCAATATTGAACGAACGATTGCAACATGCTCTTGGCGTATAGGTTCCAAGAGTCGTCCCCGAACGTAGTTATTACGGCTGCTGAGAGCATTAATTGCCATCCATAAATTTGTTTGCTTCGTTATTCATGTAAACAGTTGCCATGCAATAGTCTGCAAGCGTTAATCCGATTTCTCCAAAATACATTGTTCCTTCTTCATCAAAATAAACCACAAAACCTTTCTTTGCTTTCTGATCGGCCATACATTCTCCAAGCATTGAATAAAGAGTTTCATGCTTGCCTCTAATAGGATGAACTTTTCTCATTTCTCTATAATCCCATATCCAAATGTGTCGCTGTTGATGAAGGTTCTATAGGTGAGATTGTGTTCTTTAACGTATTGTTCAACCGCCCGTTTAACAGGCTCTAATTGAATGTCATGAAAGAAAACATATTTAGTCGCGAGAGGTGCGTACATTTCCGCATCAGATAAAACCGTATCGAAGTCATGACCCCCGTCGATTAGAACGCAGTCGTACTTGCGCTTTGGCAGAGTTTGCGGGTTTCTGCTATCGCCTAAATAACCATTAATCTTGACGTTAAGCTGCCGAATAACTTCATGCCGAGCAGCTTCGGTATGTTTCTCGCCCAAATCTATATAATCAATTTCCCTCGTAACCGCATGACCGAGGACATACAAACTATTCCCCTCAGCCGATCCGACTTCAAGATAGCTTTCGCAGCTACATGCTTTCATCAAATCATAAACATGCTTTAGCTCGTTATATTCCTGAACGGTGATAACCGAGCCGCGATTGTTTATCCAGCGCCAGAGGGTGTCGAAGTCGCTCATATCAACTGCTCTTTCCAAGTAGCGGGGCAACCCTGTGATATCTCAATCGGAAAATCGTACACAAACTCTTTCGTTCCATGCTCTTTAATGTAAGCAACCATCTCTGCTAAACAATCTCTCAGGCTTTGTTTTTCAGTGAATCCCAATAGCTTTCTGGCTTTGTCGGATGAACAATAAGCTTCTTTGACCTCATTTGGTCTTGCATCGACGTGCTGAATTTCAGGAATAAAATTTAATATAACGCCCTTACCACCATTCTTTTGATAGTCGATTTGATCTTGCTCTGTTGGGGCTTTAGCGCATAACTGCTGTATCATTTTAGCCAATTCGAGAATTGTAATCTCGCCTTTATCCGGCCCAATGTTGATAATCTCTCCATTGATTGGCGCATCGATCATCTTCACAAGGCTATCGAGGCAATCCTTGATTGGGCTGAAGCAACGCTTTTGTTGTCCATTACCGTAGACGATTAGTGACTTACCTTGTAAGGCTCGGTTAATCATGATCGAGGCGACATTTCGATATGGGTCATTATAACGCTGGCGTGGGCCAATGATGTTATGCGGAACGGCGATTACGTATTCGACATTATGTAACTCGCAGAGAGATTTTAGAGTTTTCTCGGCGGCAACTTTTGCAATCCCGTAAGAATCTAGTGGCTCAGGTTTTTGCTCTTCTATAAAAGGAGGGCCATATCCATGTTCGAAACATTTGATCCCATTATCATCA